ATATACAACCTCCGTCGGATACATATCTCACGTAGAAGGATATTATTCTACATCAGTAGGAACATATTCTCACGCAGAAGGAAATAATACAATATCGGTAGGGCAATATTCTCACGCAGAAGGACAACAGAATACATCTATAGGTAATTATTCTCACGCAGAAGGATATTCTACAACTTCAGTCGGACCATATTCTCACGCAGAAGGAAATGGAGCTATAGCATCTGGATCGTATTCTCATGCAGAAGGATGGGGATCAAAAACAGTCGGACAGGGATCCCACGCAGAGGGACTTTATTCCACCTCAATTGGAACATATTCACATTCTGAGGGACAATATGCCACATCAGTTGGATATGCATCACATGCAGAGGGTAGATTATCCACTGCCACTAATTATTCTGAATATGCATACTCAAGTAACAATAGAGGCCAATTTTCTAGAATTGGGTTGTGGGGCAGTACTTATGGCGCAACATCAACTACACTAGAATGTGCAGATGATGGCGTTAATATATATAGTGTATATTTACAACAATATCATACATCATATTTTAAGATTACATTAGTGGGCGCAGGATGGACATCTAATAATTCTGTAGTAATGATTATAGACGGGGCTGTAGCAATTCCTACAACATATTCATCAGCCGTGTTATTAAATTATAATACGTCAGTATCACACGATACTACTACTAATTTTACACCTTCAAATATAACATGTACTGTCAGTACAACGAATGGTAAATTATCAATAAATGTCATTGGCGTAAATGATGATGATTTTAATTGGTATGGAAATTTAGAAATAACTATAGCATCACATAATAACTTAACATAAGGAGAAAAATAATGGCGCTACAAAAAACAAAAACATATGACAACGGATTTACATCTGAATATCATAAAATATCTAATATTTCAGTGGATTTTAGAGGGAATACTTTCTATGTAGAACTTCTTTCATATAAAGATCAAGCAACAAGAGATGCAAATAAATCTGAAGTTGACAGATTTGGATACAGATTTAAATTTCCGGAAAATAAAACCGAAATAGATAGAGAAACTGTATATACATTATTAAAAACTTTACCACAATTTGAAAATGCTGTAGATGTGTAAATATATCTTTATATAAACGAAAGGTTACCATGCAATTTAAAACAAGTTATGTTTGTACAACACCATTAAATTCAAATTCGCCTGCCATAACGGTGGGCGATATTGATATTCCATATTATGTAAGTTTTATAGATATGGATTCGCAAAAAACAATTCATAAGGTATATCAAGAAAATCCAAAAGGTATATATCAATATACCGCTGGACGACAATGGTATACTAACTGGAGAGTATTAATACATTCTGAGAATAATGATGTTTTTTATCAAAATGATTTTGATTTAAAAGATAGAATAGTTTTTATTAAATTTGATGCATTTGCACTTGGAGATACATTAGCTTGGATTCCGTATATACGAGAATTTAAAAATAAACACGAATGCCGTGTTATAGTTTCTACATTTTGGAATGATTTGTTTGAAAATGCTTATCCAGATTTATTATTCGTAGCCCCAAATACTAGAATTGCTAATGTTTACGCACAGTATTACATCGGAACGCACAATCAGATAAATTTAAGCTATCAACCTTCTTTATATTTGGATAATCCATTACAAAAAATTGCATCTGATATATTAGGATTGGAATATAAAGAAATACGGCCAAAAGTTCACTATGAATATACCGAAGAAATGAAAAAATTTGATGATCTTATCAGAAATAGAAAATATGTTACTTTAAGTGAGTATGCTTCTTTGAGAGTTAAAGAATGGAATGTTCCCGGTGGATGGCAATCCATGGTAAATTTATTCAAATTAAATGGATACGAGGTTGTTGTGGTATCCAAAGAATATTCTTATTTGAAAAATGTTATTAATTATTCTGGAGATCTTTCAATTCAATTAAGAGCTCATCAAATAAAAAATGCTTCATATCACATTGGAATGAGTACCGGATTATCGTGGCTAGCATATGCTATGGGAACTCATGTATTTTTGATATCGGATTTTACCCCACCATATCACGAATTTCAAAATAATTGCACTCGTATCTATAATATGAATGATGTTAGAGACAAAATATCGTATGAAGAGGTAAAAAACCCAGTAAATATTACCGATGTATTAAATAAAATTAAAAATAAATTAAAAGATTAATACTTATTCATATATATTGAAATTTATAAAACTTTTTGGATATATTTATAGGTATGAATGCACATATACTAACAAGCAAAATTATAGCTCCATTTTTATTTGAAAGCGGAGTCGGTTCCACGGTTTTATTACCCGGTGGATTTAAACCGCCACACGGTGGACATTTACATATAGCAAATCAATATGCAATTAATCCGACGATTAAACAAGTTTTGATAATGGTCGGGCCATCTGCTAGAGATGGCATCGGTCAAGAACAAAGTTTAAAAATTTGGGAGATGCTACCGAAAAATCCTAAAATACAAGTGGTTTCTAGTAAATTTCCAAGTCCAATTTTATCTGCGTATGATTATGTTTTTACACTTCCACAAGATTCTGATGAAACTGTCATTTTAGGAGCAAGTTCTAAGGATGGTGATCAGAAAAGAAGTGTAGAATTTGTAGATAATGTAAATGGAAAATATAAAGAAGTTGGTACAAAGGCTGGAATAAAAACTCCACCCAATGTTGTTGCTAAAACAATGGAACCCCCATCGCCAATTGTATATTCCGGTAGATCAGATTCTCAAAATGGACAACCGATAAGTGCTACCATATTACGACAAGATATTTTAGAAAAGAATTACCAAAATTTCGCATCAAATTATCCAAATGTAGCACCGGAAATAATAAAAGAGCTGTATTCTTATTTAGTTGGCGGATTGACCGAAGTATACAAAATGCCGGTAAAAAGCATCTCATCAACAAGTAAAAATCCAATGATTGATTTAGCACTTGAATATAATCCAGAGGCTTTAAAATATTTTAATAAAGTAAGAGATGCTGTAATATTGTTAAAGTTTCCATCGGACAACACTGCTATTAAAGTTAAAAAAACTGGAACTACGAGCTCTGGTAAAGTTGAATTGGACATAGTAGATGCAAGTGAGTCTGATAAATTAAATCCATCTCAAATAATTGATATGAAAGATGTTAATTATGAAAGATGGCTATCAAAATTTTATTCACAAAATAAATGGATATCAGGAGTTATTGGATCAATGAATGAAGTTTTATTGAAAGAAGGTGGTAATATTTTTGACGGAACCACTTCAATACCTAAAAATTATGTAAAAGCAACATTAAAACATTTTATACGACAACTAAAATCTCTATATCCAGAATTATTGAAAGAATTGACTCTTCTTGGATCGGTTGGAAAGAAAGATATGTCTGGAGACATTGATATGGCGGTGGATTCCAGTATATTTTTTGATGAAAATGGAGAGCCTAAACTTGACGAATGGAATATAGACCCACAATTATACAATGATCTACTCGCTCAAAATACAAAAAGAGCCAGAACAGCTAAACCAGAACAATTAAAATTGAGAACTTTGATAAAATTGATCGGAGATTCAATACAAACAAATTTGGAAGATGTTGATGTTGACATAAAAGGTGCTGGCTCTGGTATGATTTCGTTCAAAATTCGTCAATATGATGAAAATGAACAACCAACCGATCAGTTTGTTCAAGCAGATTTGATGCTTGGTGACATTGAATGGTTAAAATTCTCATATTATTCAGATGTTTATGCTGGAAACGTGAAAGGATTACACCGTACACAACTAATTGTAGCATTATTTAGCGCAAAAGGATACACTTTTAGTCATAATTATGGTATAAAGAACAAAGATACTCAAGAAATTGAAGCATCTCGTCCAGATGAGGCATTAGCTTTGTTAAATAAGCTATATAATACTAATATTACGCCGGATATTGTTAATAATTACTTCAAATTAATTGAATATTTAAAAAATAATATTACAAAAGAGGAACTTGAGGCAGCTTTAGACTCATATATGAGAATTTTAGACTCAACAAGGGCTGATATTCCAGATGATTTAAAAGATTATTGGATTGCAAACAAGGAAAGACTTGGACTGAAGGGTAAATTCCTCCCAGATGACTCTTCTCTTAAACAATATATTACTGAAAGTGGGGCTGCTGGTGGTGAACGAATACAACACACTGTAATTTCTGATTTATTACGTAAATATGAGAAAAATGTTCTCTCAAATTACAAAAATTATATCAGTTTTAGAGAAACTGGTGGAACTAAGAGAGAAAAATACGATCATGGTGACATAGATTTGATTTTAACGGTCAAAGGAGTGAATAAAGTAGTAAGCAAACGAGAATTTGCTGAATATGTGTCAAAATTGCCGGATTCTATTATAGCACCATTTCGTAGTGAGAAATATAAGGGCAAAAAATATTATATTGCGGGTGAATTAGTTACTGTTTTGTTCAATTATGATGGATTATATGTTCAAATAGACAATAATATATCATTTTCCGACGAAGAAACCAATTTTAAGGGTTGGTTTTTAGATTTGCCCGCTGAAAAACAAGGATTGATAAGTGCATTAGTAAAAGTTGCTACTGCTGAAGAGCCTTATCAAAAAATATTTGATAGATTAAGTATTCCTACGATGGATGAGTTAAATCCTGGCGAAAGATACGAATTTACTGTATCTGGACAAAAATTAACCTTACGGCATGTAATACTTGATGAAAATAACAGAGAAAAGAGTCGTACTGACGTTTGGAGTACGACAAATCTTGAAGATGTTCAGACATTGTTAAATAAATATGATTTTTCTATGTCTTTTGATGATATGTTGAAGCAGGCTAAAAGACTACTATCACCAAATTCAAAAAATAGAGTAAAAGGAATATTTAAGTCTATTGTTTCCGTATCAACTGGAGAAATTGGTACTGAAAAAGGTAAAAATAAAGAAGAAGTAATTAGAAAAGTTGAATCATTGTAAAGGAATAAGTTATGTCTAAAACGGAACAACAAAAAGTAAAAGAAAAAATAGACGGGTTTCTAACTGGGTTTACAAATAAACAAGTTTACGGGTGGAATTCTAAAATGGATAAGGATTTCGTAGTAGAAAATCCCCCAGAAGAGAAAAAAGCATTTATGATGGAGATGACACGAGTCCCATTGTGGTGTCCCAAGTGTAAAAAACTTATGAATAAGAGATTAGATAGTAAAATGTATTGGTTACATAATATGTGTCTTGATTGTGTAGCTGAATTTGAAACTAAATTACGTATTGAGGGTAAATGGGAAGAATATGAACGAAATAAAATAAAAGAAAATATTCGTTCATTTATCAAAGATACTGAACAACAAGTTCAAGAAGAAAAAGAAAGATTGGACAGCGGAACTACAGCAATAGATGTTGTAAATGAAAATTTGGGTGCTCTTAATTATGAGCACTGGAAATTAAGCAATGCCGAAATTCAACTACACAAAAATAGAATGGATATGATTCTAAAAATGATGCATGAAGATTTTGAAAAAACTTATGGAGAAAAAGTACATGTGGAAGAAAATATTTGAGCAATTTTTAACAATATTTAGAACTGACGAAACTTCAAAAAATTGGTCGTCTACCAGATTTACGTTTGTGTTCACTGTATTGCTGTCAAATGTAGTAATATTCACGCTATTTGCAATTTTCTCAATGTCTGATGGGAAATTCCCAGAAATTTCAGAAGGAGTTTTATGGTTATACGCAATAGCTAATGGAATAGCCTTTACTGGAAAGGTATCACAAAAATTCAAAGAAGGTAATAATAATGAAACAAACCCAGAATAATGTAAAATTAATGGATTTAATAAAAAAGAAGCCTTCAAAAAAATATAAATTTCTTAAATCTTATGATAACACAAAAACAATAAAAGAAGGGTCAACTGGTTATCCATATATTGTAAAAACAGATGATGATTCTATAGACGATCAAAGATTTGATAGAACTAAATCATTTTTAGATTTTACAATGGGAAAATTGGATATTAATAATAATGTTTCTGTAATTTTAACCAATGATAGAAAGCGTTATGGATTAAAAACATTTGCTCATTTTGATCCCGCAAAATCAATTTGTGTTGTTTATTCCAAAGGAAGAAATCTTGCTGATATTTTACGAAGCATAGCACATGAATTAGTTCATAAAAGACAATTTGATGCTGGAGAAATCAGGGGAAAAGTTAAAGATATCGGGGGGCCAATAGAAGATGAAGCAAATGCTGTTGCTGGTCAGTTAGTAAAGGAATTTGGATATAAAAATCAAGAAATATTTGAGTAGGAGAAAAATGAAAATAGATTTTAAATTTGGGGCTATATTAGTTCTGATTATTATAATAGTGGCTCAGTTTTTTTACTATGATTATCAAAAATCAAAAGTAGAACGTGAGACAATTAAATTAAAAAATGAATTAGTTGCTAGAGATTCTATTGCTTTGGAAAAAGATAGCAGTTATTCCCGTCTTTCGTTTGAGCTAGATTCTCAAAAAGATTTATATAAATTATTAGAACAATCAAATGCGCAGTTAGCATATCAAATGAAAAAGAAAGATGAGCAAATTGCTTATTTAATGTCAGTTGTTGTAAAAGTTGATACAGTTTATATAGATACATCAAAAACAGTTATAACAGATTCTGTAGCATATTTTTCTGGTTATACACGACCATATTCAGTATCCGGCGAAGTTCATTTTAAAGAATCTCAAACAAAAAATTTAAAAGTTAAAATGGATGATTTCAAATTAACAATAGTTGAGAGTAAATTAGATAGTGGATTTTTTAAAGCACGATTAAAATTTACTGATATGTTTGATAGACCATTGGAAATGTTTAAAGTTATTGATTTGACATCTGCTGTAAATATTGAACAATGTAAAGAATATGAACCCCCATTTTTAAATATAGGTATTGGTGGAACTGTAAATGCATATGATTTTAATGCTGGAGTTCTATTAAATTTTTATGATAAAAATATTTTTACAATAAATTATAGAATTAATAATAATGAAATTCTCAATAATAATAAAATTGAGAATAGAATAACTATTGGATATTATAGGATTTTATTTTAATATATGGGAAACAAAGATTATTTAGCTCACATGATAGCAGAACCTTCCACGTCAGCGCCACCCAAAAACCCCGCGCAAAGAACGATGAAACAAATAATTCATGATGAGTATATTAAGTGTGCTGCAGATCCAGTATACTTTATGTCAAAATATTGCTATATTCAACATCCAGTTCGTGGAAAAGTTCCATTCATATTATATCCATTTCAGAAGGATACCTTATATAAACTTCGTGATCACGATTATAATATTATATTGAAATCTCGTCAGTTAGGAATTTCAACTCTTGTAGCTGCGTATAGTCTATGGCTAATGACATTTAATAGTGATAAAAATATATTGGTTATTGCCACTAAACAAGAAGTTGCTAAAAACTTAGTTACTAAAGTTCGAATAATGCAACAAAATTTACCGAGTTGGTTGAAAAACCAATGTATAGAAGATAACAAATTGTCATTACGACTGAAAAATGGTTCACAAATCAAAGCAGTATCAAGTTCACCAGACGCGGGTCGTTCTGAAGCATTGTCACTTCTTATAATTGATGAGGCTGCATTTGTTGATAACATTGATGAGATTTGGACATCCGCTCAACAAACTCTTGCAACTGGTGGTAGAGCAATTATACTCTCAACTCCAAATGGAGTTGGTGGATTTTTTCATAGAACTTGGGTTGATGCTGAGGTCGGTGCAAACAAATTTAACACTATTAAATTAGTTTGGGACGTTCATCCTGAAAGAAATCAGGAATGGAGAGATAAACAAGATGAACTATTGGGGGTTCGTGAAGCCGCTCAAGAATGTTTGGCTGGAAGACATGTAGTAACGGTAAAAGATTGTGATGGTGAAGTATATAATATATCTTTGAAAGAGCTATATGAAAAAATGGAATCCAGTGAAAAAAATACACTTAAAATTTTATCTCCGACTGGATTTAAAAAATTCACTGGTGTTGTAAAAAGAACCAAAAATTCATATGTTAGAATTCATCTTGATGATCAAAAAACAATAGAATGTTCATTAAATCATATCTTTATTTCACTACAAAAAGAAGTTTTTGCGGGAGATTTACAAATTGGCGATTCTCTGGATTTGTATAATGGTAATCATCTAAAAATAACAAACATAGAGTACATTCAAGAAGAAATTGAATTGTATGATGTTATTAATGTACATGGAACAAGATTATTTATAGTAGATGATATTATTTCACATAATTGTGACGCCGATTTTATATCTTCTGGTAATAGCGTAGTTCCCCCGGATATATTAGAGTATTATAACAAAACATATGTATGCGATCCAATAGAAAAACGTGGCATTGGTGGAGATTATTGGATATGGCAATATCCAGACTATACAAAAACATATGTTGTTAGTGTAGACGTTGCCCGTGGTGATGGAAATGATTATAGTGCTTTACAAGTATTAGATGTTGATACGCTTGAGCAAGTTGCTGAATATCGTGCAAAAGTTGGAACGAAGGAATTTGGAAATTTTTGCGTTGCTGTAGCATCCGAATATAATAATGCTCTGTTAGTAATTGAAAATGCTAATATTGGGTGGGCCGTTATACAAGAAGTTATCGATAGAAACTACCCAAATTTATTTTATAGTTCAAAGGATTTGACATTAGTAGATACCTCAATTTCATTGTCAAAAAGATTTGATTTAAAAGAAAAATCTCAATTGACGGCTGGATTTACAACTACGATGAGAACAAAACCATTGATAATTTCAAAAATGGATTCTTATTTTAGAGAAGTATCTGTTGTTGTTCATAGTAAAAGACTGATAACTGAATTATTTACATATATTTTCAATGGTTCAAAAACAGAAGCTATGTCAGGATATAATGATGACTTGGTAATGAGTTATGCTATTGGATTGTGGGTTCGTGATACAGCAATACGTCTAAAGCAAGAAGGAATAGAATTACAAAAGATGTCATTAAATAATATAACAAAGACATCTCCGATAATTATGCCTGCAGCGCCTGATAATAATCCATGGAAGTGGAACATAGGCGGTGAAAAAGAAGATTTAACTTGGTTAGTTTAATATTTATATTATAATATGAATTATACGTTTATGAAAGGAAGCTAGTCAAATGGCTGATAGGTCGTTATTTAGTAGATTAGGAAAATTATTTTCTAGTGATGTAATAGTTAGAAATGTCGGAGGTAAGAAATTAAAAGTTTCTGATACCAATCATATGCAATCAATGGGTGGATTGGAGACAAACTTTTTAATTGATAGATTTACCAAACTTCATAGTGCTGCTAAACCACTCGGTGGTCAAACTGGATATGGTGGAAGTGGATTTGGTAGAGGTGTCGCCGGGCCCTATTTGGCATCAAGAATGGAATTGTTATCAGACTATGACTCTATGGATACCGATCCAATAATAGCCAGTGCCTTGGATATTTACGCAGACGAGTGCTGTGTCAGAGGTGAGAATGGTCGTTGCTTAACGATAAGAAGTGAAAATGAGAGAGTGGAATCTGTTCTTAATAACCTATTCTACGACATCTTAAATATTGAATTTAATTTGTGGTCGTGGATACGAGGAATGTGTAAGTATGGAGATACTTTTCTAAAATTAGACATTTCAGAAAAGTATGGTGTTGTAAATATACACCCAATTTCCACATTTGAAGTATTGAGAGAAGAAGGGTTTGATCCGTTAAATCCGTCAAGCGTTCAATTTAGAGTACAAAACGCTGCTTATATCCAATCGCGCGTTGGTCCCAATGCCCCAGTATATCAAAATTATGAAGTTGCTCATTTTAGATTACTGGGCGATTCAAATTTCTTACCATATGGACGTGCTACAATTGAACCTGCTAGAAAATTGTGGAAACAGTTGTGCTTACATGAGAACACTAAAATATGGATGGCTGATGGATCTTATAAGTTAATAAAAAATATTAATGCAGGCGATATAGTTATTTCTTTTGATTATAAAAACAATATGTTCAGACCAAGTGTAGTTAAAACTTCCATGAAAACTGGACACGAAATGACATATGAAATATCTACAGCACATAGAAAGATTAGAGCAACGGCAGATCATAAATTAATGATATCTGATGGTAGATATAAAAGAGTTGATGAATTAACTTGTGATGATAACTTGATAGGAACAAAGTTTGAAAATTCAGATAAATTTTTGAGTTTTAATAATGATATTAAACTTGAAAAAATACGAAGCATTAAAGAATATGGCATTGCTGATGTTTATGATTTTGAAGTAGATGACGATCTTCATAATTTTATTGCAGATGGTGTTGTCTCATCAAACTGTTTGATGGAAGACGCTATGCTAATTCATCGTATAATGCGAGCTCCAGAAAAAAGAATTTTTAAGATAGATATCGGTAATATTCCACCAGCTCAGGTTGATGAATATATGAGACAGGTAATGGATAGGATGAAAAAAGCTCCGTATGTAAATCCTCAGACGGGTGATTACAATCTTAAATATAATATGATGAATATTACAGAAGATTTCTATTTACCAACCCGCCCAGGAGATACTACAACTAGTATTGAATCTCTTAAAGGACTTGAATTTAATGCTATAGAAGATATCACGTATCTTAGAGAAAAATTATTAAGTGCTTTAAAAGTGCCCAAAGCGTTCTTGGGATTTGATGAAAAATTGGGTGGAAAAGCTACTTTAGCGGCTGAAGACGTTAGATTTGCTAGAACAATTGAAAGAATTCAAAGAATTGTTGAAAGTGAATTGTATAAAATAGCTATAGTTCACTTATATTCACAAGGATTTGAAGATAAAGATCTTGTTGATTTTAGTTTAGAATTAACAAATCCATCAACAATCTATGAACAAGAAAAAATATCTTTATTAAAAGAAAAAATTAACATTGCTACTGAATTAAAAGATACAAACTTTTTATCTACCGATTGGGTATATAAAACTGTATTTAATATGAGCGATGAAGACATTGATGAACAACGAGAAAAAATTGCTGATGATGCTCGTAGAAGATTTAAATATCGTCAGATGGAAGACGAGGGTAATGATCCTGAAAAAACAGGACGTTCTTTTGGAACTCCACACGATTTGGCTTCTATGAATATACTCGGTAGAGAATATTCTGTAAAAAGTAATGAAAAAATGGTAAAACCAGTTGATGATGATGGACATGAAATAGATTATGGTGCTACAAATATAAGAAGAAATGAAAAAGGTAGCTTTACTAAACTTGGAACCACATATGGACAAGACGATCATCCGCGTGGAAGAGATCCATTGGGTGGAGACAGTTATTTTAATACAATTGCTAATACAAAGTTAGGAGTACGACCCAATTACTCAAATAGAAGTCCATTTCCAATGGAAAGTTTCAATAGTTTGATTGAAAATTTAAAAAATGTAAAAACTAAAGAAATATTGACGGAAAGCCTCAATTTAGATAATAATATAAAAAAAGAAGAACCTAAAATGTTAGATGAAAATAACTTAATTTTATGAAAAAATGGATGTTATTACTAAATTTTTTATATTTATTTAAGAATAATCTATTAGATTACAATATAAGGAAATTAAATGCGTAGTCACTCAAAAATAAAGAACCCTGCGATAGTATTTGAGCTTTTATTAAGAAAGTTGACTAGCGATACTATTAACGGAGTTGAAAAATCCCCCGCGTTGTCTATTATTAAAGAATTTTTTAATAAAAACACGTCTTTGGGAAAAGAGCATGAGCTATATCAAATAATTATTAGAAATAAATTTTCAACTGAAACAAAAGCTAATATTTTATTAGAACAAGTATTGAATTCAAGAAAAACTATAAATGACAAGAGTTTACAAAGAGAAAAATACGAAATAATCAAAAAGATTAAAGAAAATTACAATATAGACGAGTTTTTTAATACAAAATTGGACAATTATAAATTATATGCTAGTATATATAAATTGTTTGAAAATACTTTATCCTCTTTTCCAGAACAAATAGCACGAGAAAAAATTACTATAATAGAACATATTGTATCAGATAAAACTGCTAAAAAAAATGCAGAAACACTTCTTGAAAAATACGAAACTGAATCAAAAGATGTTAGATTAATAGCATACAAGATTTTAGTTGATAAATTTAACAGAAAATATAGTTCTACTTTGGATGAAAATCAAAAGTCAATACTTAAGGAATATATTTATAATGCATCAAATAATAGCAAACTTTTAGAGCATGTACAACATAAACTCCCTGTCCTTACAAAAGAATTAAAAAAATGCTTATCCGAAGTTGATGATACGGTAATCCAAATAAAGCTTAGCGAGACAATTTCATTACTTAATAAATTTAATAATATAAAATTTGTAAAAGATGAGCACATTTTAAATCTCTTAAGATATTATGAATTATTAAAAGAATTTAAGGAATTGAAAAAATGAGTAAATTGAATGAATTAAGAAGATATATTAGAGAGATTATTTTACGGGAAATGAATGCTACCGTAGGAATAGCTGGGCCAGATGGTGGCATTGGATACGGATATTCTACTAAATATGCATTTGGTAAGCAGAGTACTAACTATACAAGTGGATTGAAGCCAATGCAAAAATCTAAAAAACGAAAAAAACAAAAATTGTTTGAAGATGTAATTAACAAGGTTGGGTTTGACTTGAAATTTAGCGATCAAGCACAAGATTTGATGGATTATATTCATAGTAATGAAAAGTTTGAAGATGATCTTGCTGATATTAATGAACTTTTATCTAAAATGCAACAAGACGGTGTATTTACACAGGAAGATGCATTTAAAGTATATAGTGAATTTGTAGAACGCGCTGCTCGTGAATATTTACGAGATATGGGTGAAGATTTACCAATGGATGAATATTTTCTAAAAAAAGATATGTTAGATGTTATATATTATCATTTGGGTAAATTAGAAACGCCTCAGAGTGGACTGCCAAATGATAATATTGATATGGCTGATCAACAGTCACTTCAACAACAACCACCGCCAACAGCTGACGGAAGTGCACCACCATCAGCAGAACCTACTACCGGAGGGGGTGGTGGAGGATTAAGTAATTTAGGCGCTCCAGCGCCCGGGGAAGAGCAAGGAGCCGCTCCCGAAGGAGAACAACCACCAACCGAACAACCGGCCGGTGAAGAGGGCGAAGGAACCGAAGAAGAAACCCCACCAAAACCAGAAGAAATACAGGAGCTTAACATGATGATCAAAAAACTTTATGAAGAAATTAATCAAGGATCAACTAATGAACCAAAAAAAGAAAAAGGGAAAACCGGCCCTAAGGCAATGGATCCAGAGTTATTAGCAAAAAATAGAAAGAAAAGACTTAAATTAGGTGCTAAAACTCCAGAAGGATGGGAAGATGTTGCAAAATTAAGCCAAAATGCAGAATTCATTGATTTAATGGAAAATATTAGATATACTGCGACTCAAGCAGCAAATTACATGATGCAACAACAAAATAGAACCGCTGTCCGTGACATTATGAAAATAGTTAGATTCGCAGATCAAATTATTGACGAATATGCTTAATTTTAATAGGAAAGTGTAAAAAATGAATAAACAACTTTTAGTAGATACCATATTATTTGAAGTATCTCCAGAATTAGTAAAAGAAAGTATGTCAACTGGTGGTCCGCTAATTGTAACTGGCATTTTACAGAGAGCAAATCACAAAAATCAAAATGGAAGAATATATCCAGATTCAGTTTTAATGCGAGAATCAAAGAAATATTCCGAAATTCAAATTAAAGAAAGACGTGCTTTAGGAGAATTAGATCACCCAGAATCCACTGTAGTAAATCTGAATAATGCTAGTCATAACATTCGCAAAATGTGGTGGGATGGGGACAATTTATTGGGGGAAGTTGAAATTTTAGGAACTCCAGCTGGAAATATTCTTAAAGAATTGTTTAAAGCGGGTATAAAATTGGGAATTAGTTCCCGTGGTCTTGGATCTGTAAAACCAGATGAAAATAATAATAACATAGTTCAAGAAGATTTTGAATTAGTTGCATTTGATTTTGTATCAAATCCATCCGTTCAGGGTGCATTTATGTATCCGGATAGTTTAAATGAAAGTGTAGATCCAAAGTTAAAAAATAATTCTGAAAAATATACTAAAATAAATAAAATAATTACAGAAATTTTAAGTGGAGAGTAACATGAGTTCAATAGATTTACGGTTATTAAAAGAAAATTTTGAAAAATTCTTGAATGAAAAACGTAATTTACGAGAATTATGGTCTGAACCGGATGATGACTATTACATTAATCGCGACAAATATCTTGAGGCATCTGTTAAAATTCCGTATGGCGATGGTACAAAGTATAGTTGGATTGATATATGGTATGAGCCTATATGGAATGATGATGATGAAGCAATTTCTATTAATATAGTTGATACGGATCCTCCGGAAGAGTATTTTTCTGAAGAACATGAGAAACAAATTATAGATATAATAGTAAAAGAGCTTAATTACAGAAACAATAACCCAGAGAAATTTGTTTGGGATGTCCCTAACTCCTCATCTCAAGCGATTTATAACGGAATTGCTGTTGATTTGAGGCCAAAATCTTCAATCAAAGAAAATAGATTTAATAATATAAGAGATATAGAAGACTTACAATATCCAGGAAAACTTAAACTATCTGATGGTACAGTTTTAACAAATCCTCTTTTATATGTTAAATATAATGCTATCTATGATAGAACTGATAAATATCCCTCCATAGATCTTAAAGAAGTTATACGCATGGGAACTAAAGAAGAGGATTTTGATGAAAATCTTTTACCGTTGTTAACTGATGAACAACAAGAAAAAATTATAGATATTTTGATTGATGTGGAAGAAAACTCTGATGTTGAATCAGATGATTCAGATATTCAATCTGATTATGATTATTATTATAAACACGAATGGGATGCTGCTAGAGAGACTATAAATAAAATGGAAGAATCCATCAAAAGAAAAAAAGGCTAATAATGAAATTATTGGATATTTTACAAGAAAAACGTTCTATACCAGCTAAATATAAAGGTGATATTCGTACTTTAAAAGAATATATTTTTAGAGATTGGCAAACTTTTAATCAAAAAGTTGTACCTTCATTTAAACTATTACGTGGTCGTGTAGTTAAAGAAAGTTATAATTCAACATCTGCTAAAAATAGTTTAATGTCTCTTGTAGATTTTGCTGCAAAAAAATATACAGCAGAATGTACTAATAGAAAATATATGTGGAATGAAATATTCCCACGTAAAGAACGATACGCATTGGCTACTCAATTGGTTGAATTTTTTGAAAAATATAACTTAACTCCAGAAAATTCTTTGATATTAGAGCAGGGTTCTCAAGAACATGAAGCTAAAGTTTCGTTTAGTGAAATAGAAGTTGGTGTTTCAGATGATAAACCAAAGTTAGTACTTAACTTTAACTATGATGAAGAAACAACAAATTATATTACCAATATATTAAGTAAAGGACAGACTTTACAACTTAGAGAGTCTGATTTGATGATTATGAAAAATCTGCTTAAGGTGAATTTAATGGATGTATCAAGCGGTCAACAAATGAGTTATCTTCGTTTTGAGATAGAGGAATCAAGCATAACTCGCCCGGACATAAAGCAGTTAACATCTGGAGCATTTTTGAACAGACCAGTAGTTCTTGAAATTATTGGAGATGCTTCTGAACAATTTTCGGATACCGAACCAGAACTGGATTCTACTAATCAAGTGCAGTCGCCAGAAATTTCCGATACTGAATTGAGAGAAATTGTCAAAGAATCAATATTAAAATACAAAGGAAGAATATGAGTTCATTAAATTTACATTCGTTAAAAAATAGATTTGATTATTTTTTAAAAAATTCTGATAAAATATCCAAGAGAATTAATAAAAGACGAAATGTCTTAAATGAAGCAATGGAACAGACTGATGCTGGATATAAAACTGAAATTAACGGTCATGAAATTGTTATTTTATATGCAGATGAACATAGAGTTACACTTTTAATTGATAATGAACAATTTGATTTGGAAGTATACGATCGTGAAATATATAACGATGGGTACGAATATGACGATCCAATGGATATGACTTTATACACAGAAGACTTCGAATATAATGATGGTGGTTATGTTGCCGCTGTAAGTGTATCTGCTTGGGGAAATGATAATATTGGGTATGATATAAGCGATGTATATCAGGTAGAATTTTTAAAAGTAGATGATTTTGGTGGCATAATAGGTGATGCTGATTATGACGAAATGTTTAATTAATAGAATTAGTATATAAAGGAGAGTTTAATGAAACTTAAAAATTTATACAACCAAATTAGAGAAAAAAATAACGATGAATCAATGAATTCTAGGCCAATTAATTTGGATGAAGTAAAACAAAAATTTAATGAGCAAATAGGTCAGTTTAAAAAGCATGGCGATATATTATATAATATGGGAAAGTACAAACAAATCGCTGAATATTTTAAACAATTGGCTGAAAATGCCGAAAATTATTTAATTTCAGAAAGCGAAGACTGGTTTGATAATATTACTATAAAAAGAAATATTAAAGAAATGAAGTCATATGCTTCTGATTTTGCTAAAGTATCATCTGAAGCTCAAGCTCTCCAAGAAAGAATGGCTGCATTGTATGAAGATATGGGTGTTATTTTGAATAGATATTTTGATATTCCAGATGAGCAACTGTCGGGTCAGATGCCACCACAAAAAAATACAAAAGCAATGGATATTTCGCAACAAAAACCAAATCCAGCAAAAAAGAATTTAGCTCGTAGGGGAATACGAACTGAAAATGTTGGCGGTAGTAGATCAATCCGAGAAATAGCATCGGATATTGCTAAAAATTGGAAAGATATTCCATTTGCGGCAAAGCGAGATTTGAAAGATATGATGAAATTGGATGGGCTCGATTCAATTTCATCAAATTTGGATTCTGGTGATACTATAGTCAGATCATTTTTGTCAAATTCTTTCGCATGGAAAGGTCCAATTGCAGATAAAATACGAGAGGAACTTAAATCTATGCTTAGCAATTGGTATAGGACAAACTAAATAAAAAATATAGGAGAATAATAAGTTATGGCAGCAATCAATGCAATGGTCATTGTAAAGAATAATAATGTTGATGTCGCTTTGAAAATATTTAAGCGAAAGTTAAAGGAGGCCGGAACAATGGAAAAACTTAACGAAAAACTTGAATATGAGAAGAAATCAGCACGAAAAAGACGAATTCGTCTAGCTTCTTTACGTAAGCAACGATTTGAAACGCTACAAAGAACTGAATAATTATAAAAGGGTAAAATTTTTACCCTTTTTTTATTCGTTTTTTGAAAAAATATTATATTTATATATAACTAAAATACACTGTCAAAAATTCTACATACAGTGGTAACCGAATTAAAACACATCTATTTAACTTCCAAATAAGTTAAGATTCCAAAAAGATATTATAGGAGCAATAAAAAATGGCTATGGATGACCTTTTAAAAGAAGCAATTGCTGATGCGAAAGCTGTTAGAGAAACCGCTCTAGCAAACGCAAAAGCAGCATTAGAAGAAGCCTTTACACCTAAACTTCAATCTATGTTGAATGCTACATTGCAAAATGAAGCTGACATGGAAGATGAAGAAGAGGTAGAAGGTCCAGAAAACGAAATGGATTTTGAGCCAGAAGTTGAAGGACCTGAACCAGAAGGATCTGATGATGAATTTACATTTACAGCAAAAGCTAAAATGATAAATCCTCCAGGATCTGTAGAAGATGAAGAGGAAGAGGAAGACATGTTAGGCGAAGAATTTTCTTTAGAATCAATTATACGTGAATTAGAAGAAGAAGCTGCTGCTTCAGAAACATCTGAAGATTTCCAATTGGAAGAAGAATCTGATGAAGAACTTGAAGATTCTAGTGACGTAGAAAATGAAGACTCTATGGAGGAAGATATTGATTTAGAAGAACTTATCAATGAGCTAAAACGTGAATATTCAGATAATTCCGATTCTGTTAGGTATAAAGAAGAGCTTCAGGAAGTAAAAAAATCTTTAAATGAACACCGCGAGGTAATTAAATATTTAAGATCTAAACTAAATGAAGTGAATCTTCTAAATGCAAAGTTGTTATTCACAAATAAATTATTCAAAAAACATAATCTGAATGAGTCTCAAAAGATGACGGTGATTGAAAATCTTGATAGATCCACAACACTGAAAGAGTGCAAACTCATCTATTCAACTCTTGAAGAGGCATATTCTGGTATAAAAACTGATGTAAAAAAAGCTCCAGTTAGAAAAATCGTTGAATCAATGGCATCACGTCCAATTGAGTCAACTAGACCAACAAGGGTGACCGTTAAAAAGATCATCAATGAAGGCAACGATCTGGCTGCTAGATTTCAACAATTGGCTGGAATTAAAAAATAATAAATAGGAGAAACAAATGAGTACACTTACTGGTTTGGAAAATCTAATTAATACGGATACTATGTATCGTAGACAAATAGATGAAACCAAAAATTTAATTAAAAAATGGGAGCGTAGTGGCTTGCTAGAAGGGATCGGAACCGATTTTGAAAAGCATGGTATGGCTCTTTTATTGGAAAACCAAGCAAAACAACTTATTACAGAAGCTAACGCAACTGGTACCGGTGCCATCGGTGGTAACGTAAATCAGGAAGCCTATGTAGCAGTTTCACTTCCTTTGGTTAGAAAAGTATTCGGCGAAATCGCTTCAAAAGAATTCGTATCAGTACAACCGATGAGTCTTCCTTCGGGCCTTATTTTCTACTTGGATTTCAAGTATAATAACGCACAACCAGGGTTTACTCAAAACGGATCTGTATATGGTATTACAAGTGCTTCACAATTTGACACATTGCAAAACAATGGTCTTTATGGAGCTGGTAGATTTGGTTATTCAATCAATGAAACCTCTGCTAGTTTGTCAGTTACAATTGCATCAGGTTCATGGGCAGATGTTAACTATGATCTAAATCTTTCAGCATCGGCTGCTGCAAGTGAACTTAAACTTATTCAAATTCCTGTAACAAGTTTGAGCGGATCTGATGTTAATGGTATTAGAGCATTTTCAATCAATTCTGGCTCTTCTATAACAACTTATTTCCCAGCATATACTAAACTTATCAGCAGTGATACGTCAGTTCAATTTGTTGTAACTGCTTCATCAACATTAGCTACTGCTACTAACTGGACTGTAAAATACCATGTTCAACCTACTCAAACAGCTCGTGGTGACTTTGAGGATACTGTAGGTTCTGCTTTACAGCAAACACTTGATATCCCTGAAATCAACATTGAAATGCGTTCAATTCCTATTGTTGCTAAAACAAGAAAATTGAAAGCTGTATGGACACCTGAGTTTGCTCAAGACTTAAACGCATTCCAGTCAATTGATGCTGAAGCTGAACTGACTTCAATGCTTTCAGAATACATTTCTATGGAAATTGACCTTGAAATTCTTGACATGCTTATTCAAAACGCGTTGACAACTGAATACTGGTCAGCAAAAACCGGCGAAACTTATGATGTTTCCGCTGGAAAATTTGTAGTTGATCAAACAGCTGCTGATGCTTCAGCTTACAATCAAAGCGAATGGTTCCAAACTCTTGTTACTAAGATTCAAAAAGTATCTAACAAGATACATCAAAGAACAATGAGAGGTGGAGCTAACTTCGTAGTTGTATCACCTGAAGTTGCTACTATTCTTGAATCAATTCCTGGCTACTCAGCTGACACCAACGGTGACAAAATGCAGTATGCTATGGGTGTTCAAAAAATGGGTGCTATTAACAATAGATTTACTGTATACAAAAATCCTTACATGTTAGAGAATACTATTCTCGTAGGATTTAGAGGACAGCAATTCCTAGAGACTGGTGCAGTTTATGCTCCATACATTCCTCTAGTAATGACTCCATTAGTATACGATCCAACTAACTTTACACCTCGTAAAGGCGTGTTGACTCGTTATGCTAAGAAAATGGTTCGTCCTGAGTTTTATGGTAAAGTTATCTGCAAATTGCAGAATTTATAATCGACTCATTAATTTAATCGCATTATACTGGGGATACGAAAGTATCCCCTTTTTTATTTGTTTATTATATATTTTATTCGTATATTACATACTAAATTATGAAAAATATTAGAAAAATACGTTGCGAAATTTGCAAAAATATATATTCATCTGTGGGAATGGCATCTCATTTAAAAGATACGCATTTTTTAACAGTAGATGATTATGTTAAAATATATGAAGAATTCAGACTCAAAAATATTAAATTAAATAGCTTGGAAAAGACTATTACATGCAAAATTTGTAACGAAAATCTTCAGACAGATCGTGCCTTAAGTTTTCACCTAAAAACTATACACAATATTTCACGCTCTCAGTATATGTTAAAATATTTCTTTAATAATATACACCCGACATGTAAGTGTGGATGTGGCAATCTAGTAAAACTATCCGATAAAACCCCATATTATAGAACTTATATATCCGGTCACAATCCAAATCCAATGCTAGAAAAGAAACATTCTGAAGAGTCTAAGAAAAAAATGAGTGATTCTGCTATTTTAAGATTAAATAATCTTAAAAACAACAATCAGAAATCTCCTATGCACTATAGACAACACATTTTTAGCAGAGTTTACTCGGACATAAATGTATACTTAGATATGCTACAAAAAAGAAATATTGAATTTTTGTCAACTATTGATGATATTAATTCTGATGGTGTTTTGTTAAAATTCAAATGTAATTCCTGTGATACAGTTTATAGTCAAACTTCATTGTATATAATTTGCCGGAACTGTGTAAATGTTTCAAGTTTGGAACAGAAAGAATTAGTAACTTATATAAAAAATGAATTACACCTAGATTTAATAGAAAATGACAGAAAAATTTTAAATGGGTTAGAATTAGATATATTTATACCATCAAAAAATATTGCTATAGAATATAATGGATTGTATTGGCACAGTGAAGTTGGAGGAAATAAGAATAAAACATATCATTTAAACAAACTAAATGAATGTGAAAAAATGGGAATTAAATTAATTACAATATTTTCCGATGAATGGATCCACAATACAGATATTGTAAAAAACAGATTAAAACATATTTTACTAAGAAATGTATCCAATAAAATATATGCAAGAAATTGTAATATAAAAGAAATATCTATTTTAGAAAAAAAGAATTTTTTAAATAAATTTCATATACAGGGAAATGACAAATCAAAAATAAAATTAGGTGCTTTTTATAATGACGAATTAGTTGCTGTTATGACATTTTCCAATTTGAGAATCGCTCTTGGTAATAAATCAAGTGATAATACCCAATATGAAATGGCCAGGTTTGCTACAAATTATAATTATCATGTTATTGGAATTTCAGGGAAATTATTAAAATATTTCATTAAAAATAATTCTCCGTCAAAGATTATCAGCTATGCTGATAGGAGGTGGAGTTCAAATTTAAGTAACAATTTATACAAAACTTTAGGATTTTCATTTATCGGAAATACTCAATGTAATTATTGGTACACATATCGCTATAAAGAAAGATTATATAGATTTAATTTTACTAAGCATAGTTTAGTAAAAATGGGAGCAGATCCATTAAAATCGGAGTGGGATATAATGAAATCCATGGGATATGATAGAGTTTGGGATTGCGGGAACTTAAAATATGAATTAGTAATAAATAATTAATTATCCTACCAATTTTTTCCTTTTTATTCTTATATTTATACAATATACAGTAATAAATAGGAGAGCATACAATGTCCATTCTAGATAAATTTTCAAAAACACCATCAACTTTTTCAAAAATAACATCAGTAGACTTTTTTAAGAATAAATTTGCTACCGGATTTACAAAAAATATGATCAGTTCTCAGCAAACTGATACACCATCTAAATTTTCAGTAACAAAAAAAATTTTTAAATATAAACCATAAGGAACTCCGTGGCTACAACACAAATTTGGAATGGAACTGCTATTTATACAACTGGATCTGGCATGACCCCATTCATGTTATATGAAGATGATCCGCAATTTGTATCAGATGCTCCAAAAGTTGCCGATTTTTGCGCTAGAAAACTCGGGTATCCTATGGTTGAGGTGGAATTACAAAGTGGATCCTTGTTTACTTGTTTTGAAGAAGCTATTACAGAATACGGCGCTCAAATAAATCAATTTCTTATGAGAGAAAACATGTTGAATCTGCAAGGATCGCCAACTTCGAGTATTTTGCAAGGTCGGGAAATTATGCCAAATATGGGTAGAACTATTAAAATTTCAAAAATGTATGGTTCGGAAGCAAATGTTAACCCATCATACGACATAAAACGTGGCTCTATTCAAGTATTAAAAAATCAAACTGAATATGATTTAAATGATTGGGCTGATTTGCACGAAAGTGGAAGTACTATTGAAATCAGAAAGATATATCATGATGTAGTTCCAGCGTTTGCTAGATATTTTGATCCATTTGCTGGAACTGGTATGGGAACATACTCTATGATGCAAGAATTTGGATTCACGGGTATGTCAACTGGAGTATCATTTTTGTTGCTACCATTGTATGCTGATCTACTTCGTATGCAATCAATTGAATTTAATGATATGATACGTAGAAGTGCATTTAGCTTTAGAATGTATAATAATAAAATACGATTAACCCCAATTCCAACATATGATTATACTTTATATTTTGATTATATGGTTGTAGATGATAGGGATAATGCATTGGGAAGTGGTGCGTTTGCTAGTGAAACTGGCGTTGTAAGTGATTTTAGCAATGTACCATTTACAAATCCGACATATTCTCATATTAATGGACCTGGAAAACAGTGGATTCGTGAATATACTTTAGCACTTGCAAAGGAATTGCTTGGATATCCGAGGGGAAAGTATTCTACTGTTCCAATACCTGGGTCTGAACTTTCTCTGGATGGTGCTACATTACGAACAGAGGGGCAAGCTGATAGAGCTCGTTTAATTACGGAATTACGAGAAAATTTAGAAAAAGTATCGCGCGATGCTCAACTTGAAAAAGAGAAAAATGAAGCAGAATTTTTAAAAGAAAAGTTAAAGTTTATTCCGTTAGGCATTTACGTTGGACTTTTTTTGTTGGGAATTATAAATGTGGGGAATTCTTTATGGTAATTTGTGAAATATGTAAACAAGAATATAGAGTTATAAAAACGGCTCATTTAACTAATCATGGAATTACTAGAGAGGAATATAAACTTAAATATCCGAATTCTATGTTATTTTCTGAAGAAACTAAAAGGTTGAATTCTGAGATATCAAAAAAATTATGGAAAGATGAAAGTTGGGCATCTAAGTGTAAAGAAAATATAAAAAAATCAAAAACACCTGAATATTTGGAAAAACAAAGCAAAAGATTTAAGAAAATGCATAACGATGGTAAATTTGCACATATCTATACGAAGGAAAGAAATAAAAAAATATCAGAAAAGAAAATAGAATGGTGGAATGCACATCCAGAAGAAAAAGAGCGAGTATCTAAATTATGGATTGAAGTAAAAAATAAAATGGGTGAGGATAATTGGAAAAAAGAACTACAAAAAAGAAACTTACGGAATATTCAAAAAAATAAAAGTTCATTTCAAGAAAAATTTGAAGAAATATTAAACGAAAATCATATAAAATTCATCGCAGAATATAAAATTGACGATAGATTTTTTGATATATATTTACCAAATAAAAATATTCTAATAGAATTGGATGGCGATTTTTGGCATAAAACTGAACTAACCGAATGTAAGTATGACTTTCAAATATACAATTATTATAATGACAGACTAAAAGATAAAATTGCTAAAGATAATAATATAGAACTTATACGAATAAAACATTCTGATTTTAAAAAGTATTTAAATGAAAGAAAGATTGAATTATAAATGCAATTATTTGGTAGACAGCGAGATTTAGATTTTTTTAATACAATTGCAAAAAGTTTGGTTGAAGATGTGATTGAAACTCCAATATTTTTGTATAAAATGGCTGTCCAATTAATGGAAGTTGATGATTTATATGGAGATAGTGTTAATAAAGTATATTATCAGCCAATTCAATTATATGGATTGATTGAACATAGTGATGAAACTGTAGAAAATACTGAAATTGGTATTGACAGTGGTCAAACTATAGTCGCAAATTTCCAACGTGATGTATTAAGATCTAGCGATGTGTATCCAGAAATCGGCGATATTATAGAATGGGCTGATCATTATTATGAAATTGATAATATAAATGAAAATAAAATAGTCGCAGGTCAACAGAGTCAAAATTATAATTATACTATACAATGCTATGCTCATTTAACACGTCAGAGCAAAATACAAATTGAAGAATTCAGAGTAGGAACTCCATAATGTCGGATAATACACAACTTCCAAAAACTCAGTGGGAATTGTCTGCTGGTTCTGAGAAAAATTTCAATAGAGGATCAATAATAAGCAGAAAATCTGATACTGTTAAAGATTTTACTGTTACTATACGTGATATTGACTTTGCTGTAAAATATTATTTACAACATATAATAAAACCAAGAATTGTAGAGAATGGAAATGTTGTTGAAGTTCCTATATTATATGCTAGTCCAGAAAGATGGAAAAGCGTTCAGATGGATGGTTATTGGAGAGATGAAAAGGATAAAATTATTTTGCCAGTTATCGTCTTTAAAAGAAATACAATATCTAAAGATGAATCTTATGCATTAGATAAATTAGATGCTAATAAACCAGTACATTTTTATCCATTTCAAAAAAAATGGTCACAATTCAACAGATATGATAACTTTTCCATTCAATATGGAATTAAACCAGTTTCTGAATATTATAGTGTTGTAGTTCCAGATTATGTTACTATGACATATGAATTTATGATAATGACAGAAACTGTTGATCAAATGAATAAAATTGTTGAAGCAATTGTATACAGTGAAGGATCATATTGGGGAGAACCGGAAAGATTTAAATTTAGAACGAAAATTCAAAGTTATAATACAAATATAGAAACTGGTGCTAATACACAAAGAACAGTTAAAACTACATTTAATTTAGAATTAAATGGATATCTAGTACCAGATTCAATAAATAAACAATTAACTCTCGCAACTGGAAATTTTCAAAAAGCATTTTCTATTAAAAAGGTATTTTTTGGATTACAAACTGAGTTACCATTAAATTTATTAGAATCAAAAGGTAACACAGACCCATCTTCTAATTCATATATGAATGATGAATATGTGGATGATTATTTTATATAAATCGGAGTTTAATACATGTCAATAGTATATCGCCAGACAAAAGGTTCAAAATTAACAATTCCAGAAGTAGATGGAAATTTTTCCTATTTAGATGGAAGAATTGATACCGTATCACAAAGTGTAAATGAAATATTTCCATATACAGGAACTGCTGGTATTTTAGGAGGTTTAGAAAATGGGTATCAGAATATATCCACAGGATACTATTCCCACGCAGAAGGATATGCTACAACCTCCATCGGCGAAGCATCCCATGCAGAAGGTATCAATACAACCTCCGTCGGAGACTATTCTCACGCAGAAGGAGAATCTACAATATCATATGGTCCACTATCTCATGCGGAAGGTCAAAATTCTATGGCAGTCGGTGACTTATCCCACGCAGAAGGTAGAAAAACAATAACTTCGTATAGAACTCCAGATATTAGACAAAATACAGATGTTGATGGATATATAAGTGTGACTGGAGATATTACATCATATTTTCCGATTGGAGTTCCTGCTTTAATAGTTGATGCTGATGATTATTTTATACGTGCTACTTGCGATATATTAAGTATAACATATGATTCTGAAACTAATTTAACAACATTTCAATTGAAAGATTATTTTGTTTCTGATGTTGGATTTATAGCATCTCCTGCATTTGGACTTACTTCACATGCGGAGGGAAATAATACTGTTTCAATTGGAGAAGCATCTCACGCAGAAGGATATCAAACAACCTCCCTCGGAGACTATTCTCACGCAGAAGGATATTATACAACCTCCGTCGGACAAGCATCTCACGCAGAAGGATATTCTACAACTTCAGTCGGACCATATTCTCACGCAGAAGGAAATGGAGCTATAGCATCTGGATCGTATTCTCATGCAGAAGGATGGGGATCAAAAACAGTCGGACAGGGATCCCACGCAGAGGGATTTAATACAACCTCCGTCGGAAACTATTCTCACGCAGAAGGAATCGGCACAACCTCCGTCGGACAATATTCACACGCAGAAGGATATTATACAACCTCCGTCGGAGACTATTCTCACGCAGAAGGTGAAAGTACAGACTCCGTAGGAAATGGTTCTCACGCAGAAGGAATTTCTACAACTTCCATTGGAGATTATTCCCACGCAGAAGGTCAACAAACAAGTACAGTTGGATATGCATCGCACGCAGAAGGATATTATACAA